TGTTGTCTTTGGATTCTGCTCGACCTGTGTGTGCGCCTTTCCTAAAACTCATGAGTTCTTTCTCCTATTGTACCTTTTCTTGCTAAGGTTACTATAGTTATATAGTTCCTTTTCTTTTTGATTCAACTTGTTAAGTAGTTTTTGCCTTCTTCTTTTTTGTTCGTTCTTAACAATAGACGGCTTTTTGTAATATTTTCGGTCTCTAACCTCATCCAAAATGCCAGACTTGCGAACCTTCTTGATAAACTTCCTGACCATAATCTCTGAGTTGTCTCGACACTCATCGGACCTAACCTCAATAAAGGTTGAGGTTTTTCGCATCTTAGTTTTTTGTCTTCTCATTTATAAACTCACTTTCTTTTGTTCATTTTGTCTAAGATATTACCCCAGTTAGACATTCCTGGGATGCTCTCGATTCCAACTCCCGCACTTGAGGGGTCAACACCAATTGGACTGTTACCGCCGGGTAGTGGCTTTGTCCCTTCAAATAAAGCGGGGTTATCAAATTTTCTTTTTGCATCTTCGTAGCCGCTTTTCCCGATTGAGCCGAGAACTTTTTTACGACTATCCTTCATTTGTTTTCTAAAGCCTTGCTCATGGTTAGGAACAGGGGCTTGCCGGCTTTCAACAACCAAGCCCGCATTCAAACCCTCAGCAACCTCTGTTACAATTGTCTTTAGAAGACCCTCTTCAAGAATAATCTCTCTCACACACTCTTTGACTAGAGCCTTAAGTTGTGAACGTTTCATCAATCCTCCAAGATTTCGTTTAACGCACGATTAATACGGTCAGCCTTTGTTAAGTTAGACTTAACTTGACTCTCCGCAACCAAATATGCACCGGTAGTGCTTGGCTCTGAAACCAAATCAAAGCACAAGAGTTGAAAATCATCTTCAACCATAGTTGTTTTACCTTGTTGTCGGGTAGAACCAAGCCCTCTGGAAGATATTCCCAATTGGACACCGCCTTTTACAAGTTGTTTAGCAACTTTTCCTGCCGGTGTGTCAAGAATCTTCAATTTACCCATAACGTCATCACCATTCCACCAAACTTCGGTTACAAGGTGACTAGCATTCTTCAATTCCACAACTGAACTGTCTGGGTGATCGAGTTCTCCAATAGCTCGACCTTCACGAACGAGCTTTTCGTAGTTTTTCATCTCTCTTTCGAGGATTGGTCTAGGATAAATTCTACCATTGCCGTTTTTCTTACCTGCGGCTTGAATTTTACCTGCTAGAACCAGATGGATACCGCTTTTATTACCCTCTCGTTCTTCTTCAGTCAACAATGAATCGCTATAATCCAAATTCATAAACTCTTGAAGCACATATTTCTTTGTCATTTTTGTCTCCTTAAAGTGCGGGCGCCACCCGCACGATACTACTACCCCTGCAACACCTGGCGACTGGTCTCAGTCTCCACTTCTGGGTCCACATCCCCTTTAGCTCGATATTCATGTTGAAATCCCCCATCTGATATCAGCATACACAACGCATAAGACGTGCCAGACGATAGCCAACCCAACAGGAGGGCGTTAACGACTGTTACATCAAATGTAAATAGTTCTGTAAATGGGTTTAGGAGCACAAGAAGTACACCAACCCAAAAGCCAACACACATTGGACAATGAAAAAAGTGATGTGAGGGTCGATATGGCTTAAATAAGCTAGAGAAAACTAATATTTGAGTTAAACCATAAGCACAAAGAACAAAAACCAGAACGCTTATTGCGGACATATATCTCCCATTCTAGAACATGTAGCCGTAGCCGGCATATGTGTAATAAGGTAGATCACTTTGCCCGTGCTTACGTCTATTCTGTTCTGGTTCTATCTCACCATATTCAGTGGACTCGTCTGGATCTGGGTTAACAAATCTATCCTCAATCTCAGTTTCGTAGTCCTTCCCAAATTGCTCTTCAATCGCATACTGTTTCATAAATTTTTCAATCTCAAACAGTGCCACTTGCAATGGGCTAACATCCTCTTCTAATGATTGAGTCAACGTTCCCTCTAAGACCCCTCTTAGAATACCGCCCTGAATAGTGTTCAATCCTAGTACACCTGTTCTCGCTAGCGAATCCAAAAGAAACTTTTGATAATAATAAACTTCATCCCCTAGACCAAATTTAGGCATCGTCATAATCTTACTCTCCGCCGGGATCACAACAATGTCCATCATATCATGATCTTTAATGAGGATATTTCCATCAAGCGTCTTGTGAGCCTTAAGACGAACAGTAGCCTGAACCTCTTCGACCTCTTCGACATCAGCACCACCAGCAGCGGCTTTGTTTATAGTAATTTTAATCGCCATCTTTCTTGTACTCATTAGCAAGTTTTTGTATTTTTAAAACTGTCTTTAGATCATCTTGAGAAAACTCTGACATGCTAAAGTTCTCAATAATTCTTAGAACACTCTTTGTGTTTTTAACCATCTGGTCGTCACTTTTTACATCTTCCATCACCAGCGAATTCTTTACCTCACTATGCAACCGGGCTAGTTCAGAATTTAAATAAACTCTAAAATCAACACCACCATCCCTGATTGATAGAATGTGTCGATTCAATAATCCTTTTTGCTCAGGCAGTAAGTCTGAGTATTGAGAGTTGTATTTTTTGGTGAAGCTCTTTATAACCAGATCATCAATTGGCTTAAGCTCAGACTCTTCTCTATCCTCATCCTTCTGAGTCAAATTTTCTAACACTGTTCTTTCCATCAACACCTTCTTCTTCACTGGTGTTTGGTCACTAAAAATTTGAGATATTGTAGCTAATGCTCTATAGTTTGGAACAAACGCAGAAAACACATCGTTACCGACTTCGTGGTTAATGCGTCTAATCATTGCGCTTTGCTCTACGAAGAGTTGCTTTTGATTTATATTCCCATGTTCCACCTTGGTCTGGTAAACTAACTTCTCAGCGGTATACCCATCAAGGTTATCCGCTTCACACAAAGCTTTATAGCAATCAAGTTCTTTTCTTAGAGCCTTTGTTTTTGCAAATGATTCTTTTAGAATTGATCTAATAGACGAAGCTCTTTTATAGTCTTTTGCCAGCACAGACTTAGTTAACTCACGAACCAGAGCTTCAAAAATAAAACCAGTGTTTCTTTTCTTATTGTGCTTGGTCTTCATTCTTAGCCTCCAACTGACTGATCAAATTCTTAATTTGATTCTTGGTCTCGAATAAAAGAGTTTCATCCTTTTCGTACATCTCAGTCACCCCAACTGCTAACTTATTTATATCCTGTGCCCCTTTAAATAGGTTCCTAGTTGCGCTTGAGGCAGTTTGTTGTCCAGCTTGTGCAGCATAACTTCTACGCCTAGGTCCCATACCCTTTCTGCTGTCCATTGTCTCGGGAGTATAAAACTTCCCTTTAGCCCCTGGTGTGAGGTATGCCTGATCTCTCATACCGGGCGCTGCCAATAGTGGACTTTCATCTCCTGCCGGCTCCTCGGCGGCGGCTTCCTCACCACCTCCTTCTTCACCTCCTAAACCTAAGTCCTCACCACCTAAGCCCTCTCCGCCAGCTTCTTCTCCACCAGCAGGTGCAGCAGCGGCGGCTGCTGCGGTAGCTGCCTCACCTGCCGCTGTGGCAGCGGATTCAATCACAGCGTCAAGCTTAGAGTCGTGATATCTTTCTTCAATGATTCTATCAATCTCTTGCTCATCAAGTTTGAAGATGTTTTTATATACCCATCGCTTTGAGAAGAACCCTTCTGTTGCGGCACCAGCGATGTCAAATCTAGTTCTCATGTGCTCCAACTCTTGAAGTTCAGCAATCTTAGATGGATTGTTTAGTGACAATTTGAAAGACAAAAGATCATCACCTCTATACCCTAGTGTGTATAGGTGAACAACCGCCATCTTATGAAGCTCTGCGATAATAACTCTTTGCAGTCTTTGAATGGTTCTAGCAAATCGAATATCTTTTTGCGCCAAAGTTGCTTTGTCTTCCATAGCATCTGACTGTGCCAAATAAGCCTTTGGAATCTTAAGTGCTGAAAACAACTTGTCCCTAAGATACTGGACGTCTTCAATAGCACTGGTAAATTGTCCACCAGCTAAAGTTTCAACCCTTGATGAGTTGCCGGCTCTAACAGGAATATAATAATCCTCATCAATGCTCATCGCATTGTAACGAAGATCCACCCTACCAGTATCAGCATCAACGATTTGGTTTCGCTTCATTTGAGTTCGCACTTGCTCAATGTATTGCTCAACTTCTTGCGGCGGGATGTTGCCCACGTCAATGTAAAAAACACGACGCTCTGGGGAACGCACCACCCGGTAAGCCATCATGGCATCTTCAATTAGAGTAAGCTGTCTCCAGATTCTTCTTGCTGGCTCTAATACTGACGTTCCATACGGAGTATATAATTCATTCCCCAGGACCCTAAAGTGTGCAATCTGCCAGTTCTCGAAGGTAACTCCCGAAGGCGAGTTTTGTCCCCCGCTCCAAAAGTATTGAATGTAATTTGGGTTGGTCGGGTCTGTGCCCTCGACTCTTTCGCACTCTCTTAGCGGCAGCGGCACCACGTTTGTAATACCAAGTTCTTCATCAATGTCAAGATATAAAAAATAATCTCCGTATTTACAAGTTGACCGAGCCCAGCCAAATAAGTTAAAGTCAATGTTCAGCACACTATACAACAAAACGTTTATGATGTGCTTAATCTCTTGGTTTTGACAATCAACCCTAACGATTGGGGAGATCTCTGAAGAAGTTGTAATCTCATCGGCGTACACATCTAACGATGACGCAATCTCTGGCATATATTCCATTTGATCAAAGTCAGCATACCGATACTCACGATTCTGCTCAGACAGTTGTTTGCTTTGCAGAGGTTCAAATATATTATAATATTCTTTTTTCTTGAACTCTTTGCCCGTGCTAGTAGTAAAGGTGTAGTTCTTGATACTAGTTGATTTTAGGCGCTTAACCTGTTGCTTATTGTAGTTGACAATAGGACCACTGAATAGTCTTGTCAGCCTCTTAAACAGGGTAGCTTGTTTGTTTCTTGGGTTACTGTTGTCTGCCATTTCCTATCCCTTATAAATCCAAGGTAAGTAATTACCTCTAGGGCTGGGCTGTTTTCTCTTATCCGAATATCCTGCCATACCCTTAATTCTAGTATCTAGTTTGCTACTGTCAGATCTCCACGCTGTAAACATGGCTTTTCTTTGCTCTACGTCTCTTTGATTAACTGTCAATGCCGTATCCCTAATCCAACAAGCTATTGCCAAAGCAATAACCAAATCATCATTATAACCTCTCATACCTTGCGGTCGCCCATTGTGCCAAATGAAAGTCTTAATTTCATTAACCGTTCGTAAAGAGTTCAATGTAAGTAGTTTATTTCTGACGAACTCTTCAAGTTTTGATATAACAAGAGGTCGAGTTTTCATAGACATTGTAAAACCTGCTACCCCACCTCTTGCTTCAGCCGTAGATCGATCAACAAATTCGTGCGTCGCTTTAAGACTGTAGTAGATGTTATCATAACCTATCTCTTCTATTTTGTATAACACACCAAAGTCGTGATTATTTTCAATAACCAGCAGTGCATTGTTGTACTCACTAGCCATGCTAACTAAAAGAGGAGCAAACATATCAGAGGTCACTTTACCTTGATATTCTGCAACTTGTTCTAAGGTGTCCAGTCTAATAATTTGTGCAACACTAAAGTCACTACCGTCACCTCGTGCAACGTCAGCACATAAAAGATATTCTGCCCCTTCCTCAACAGGTTTCCAGATCCAATAGTTTCTATCAAAACCGGTTCTGTGTTGTGGCTCAGAACAATTATCTAACAATCTTTTTATATCATCGCCCGATACAACTGTATCACCGGATGCGTTAAAGTTGCATTCTAACTCTTGAGCTATTTCTCG